GATTGTCCTTCTTTTAAATCCATAATAGGTTTATTAGCAGATTCAATTACAGAACTAACTATGTTATTTTCTAATAATACAGTTATCATGATATTCTCCTAACTTCAAAAACAACACCATTAGAACCCCAATAAGTAGTTCCTGGATTATTTTCAGCATCAGTCCATACATTACTATAAGTAAAAGCTACTTGTTGGCCTTTACCTACTTGTATACGACCACCTCTTTGAGCAGCGTTATTAGTAGTTTTAGCAGAACCAACACTTACCTGAGTTACTCCAGCTACAGTTAAATATGTATTTTGGGTCTGACCATAAGAACCAGTAGAACGCGCATAGGAACCCATATAAAAAACAATATCAGTATCAAAATCAGCATTATTAGATGTTACAAACATATTTACTGTACCTGAATTTGTTGCATTAGTACCTTGAGCATTATACCCTTCAGCTTGCATAATAACTCCTGCATTAAGGTGTGGTGCAGTAATTGATCCGTTTAAATTAGTAGTACCACTGACTGTAAGTGTACCACTATTAAAATTACAGGATGTTAGATTTCTTCCATTTAGTGTACCAGCAGTTATATTATCAGCATCTATATTAGTTACAGCAACATTACTAGCATTAATAGTTCCTGCATTTATATCATCAGCGTTTAAAGAACCCCTTACTTGAACACCATTAAAAATAGCATTACCAGTTCTAGATATTCCCCAACCTGCTGTACCTTGTGTACCGTTACTTAAGTCGCCATTAAAGTTATCTGATTGTAAATTAGAACCTATAGGAACAAATCCTGTAGGAGTTTCAAATGTTATTATTTGTACAGGTAATCGAGTAGTTACTACAGAATCATCAGCATGTTGAACATCTGATGTAGAGTTAGCTCCTCTAACACATCCAGTAAAAGTTGTATTAGTTACTCCTGTATATGTAATTTGTTCGCTACCTATATAAATAGTAAGAGGAGTATTATTAGTAGAAGGAATCGGAAAGCCCGCAGTACTATCAACAGTAACTGTAGTAGCACCTGCATTTAATACACCACTTAATTGAGTAGTATGTTCAGTAAGCTCAGAGACTTCAACATTAAAAACACATTGCCAATGCTTATGACTTACCGTTGTACCTCCTCCTATTGTTACTGTTATAGGAGTATAACTCCAACCATTAGTTCCACCAATAGCTTGACCTGCGTTACGTAAATTAGTAAATGCGCCAGACTCAAAGTCATAACCATCTGCTAAAGGTTTTCCAGGTGCACTGCCATCTACTTCAGCAGTAGTATAATACAAAATACCAGAACCTGTTTGGCCTCCATATAATAATCTAGGGTTACCCCATTTAGTTGTAATACTTCCGGTTGTTCCAACTATATGTGCTTCACAATACCATACGTTTGTTGCACCTCTAACTAACTTTGTTTTAGTCCAATTATTACTTGAAAGCCAACTACCATTAGCTACATTATAAGTTACTGTCCCAGGGTTTACTGGTTTTACAGCTCTCTCTATATACTGTCTTATTTTAAAATCAATCTCATCATCTGAAAAAGCGTTAAACGTTAAACCACTTACTGGTAATGTAGGTAATGCATCTGTATACGCAAAGTAAGATACATAGCCATCTCCACTAGCAGGTGGCGTAAACGATTGAATTGCTCCATCCGAAGTATGAGAATAAATAGCTACTCTAGGAGTTGATGTTACTACAGTTTGATTTATATTATCTACCTGATATTCTAATCTATTTGTAGTTTCAGTCATCTCTTGTTCCCAAGCAGCAGTTGCTGGATCTTTATCAGGATTTTGAGAAGGTTGGGTAACTGTCATCTAGTTCCTCCATCTTGAACTTCTATTTGAATACCGGCTAAATTCCAAGAAGTAGTTGTAGTTGTACCATCATCTAATCTATAACTAATAAATCTACCATTTAATCTTGAATCAGATTTATAAGAGCTAGCAACATTAAAAGTACCTGTAACATTTGGGTTATTAAAATCTATTGTAGCTCCAGGACTATTACTTGAAATTGTTTTAACATTTAATGTACCAGTACCTTGAGTTAATAAAGCTATTGAATTAAATTGTTCTGTATAAAACTCAGGAGTTACTGACATTGATTCACGTTGTAAATAAGAAGTATAAGGATCATCACTATTATCTAATACTCTATGATTATATCCTATATCAGCACCTAGTAAATTAGCTTTAGTATTACTACCACCTGTTGTTTGTTGAGCTAATACAGGATATAACTTATTAAAATTAACAGTTGTATTAGACCAAGGTCTTTCTGAATCACTAGTGCTTACACCTTTAACAGGGGCCATAACACCTGCTATAACTCCATGCAATTCACGTATAGACCAGTTATTTAATCTAAAATTATATACTAATGCTTCATTACATTTTTTAGCACTACTTCCTTTAGGATAACAAATCCATATTTCATCTTGAGATTGATTACGTAATAAAAATAAATTATCAGCATATACATTATTTAGATTTTTATAAAAATAATCTCTTACTTTTGCATCAGCTATTGATGTTATATTACCGGGGTTTCCTGAGAATATGTATATATCATTACTACCTATAACTAAATGCCTACCATCAAACTCTACAATACCATTAGTTGTTTGACAACCATATTGTGAAGTAACTGGTGTAAATGCAACGGGTGTTACAACACTACTTGTTAAATATAATTTATGGATAGATGTGTTTGTATATATAAACATATTACCTTGAAGAGGTACCATATCTTGTACAGTTGCAGTATCTGATAATGTAAATTCGTCTGCAGTATTTGTTCCTGGTGCAAATGGATTCCAATTTTGTGGTACTGAACCTGGCACTGCAACATCAGAAGTTCTTACAACTCCAGGCATTTCATTAATTGTACCATCTGAAGTTACTTCTTTTAGATTACCTGCAACTAAGAAATTACCAAATGCTCTTATAACACCGCATGTATTTGTAATAGGTTTTCGAGATACAAGATAAACTCTTACTACATCTTTTGAAACGATACCCGTATTAAATATAATATTTGTAGTATTTGTTTCTGTATCTGTATATAAACCATACTGAAAGTTAGTACCAGCAGGATTTGTACCAATTTCATCTGCAACAGTTGGTAAATCTCCTGGTACAAAATCCTTATCAATAGCACCTTGATTAGGTGCGTTAGTACCCGCATTTGTTTTAGCTGCAATAGGCACACATTCAGTTGTTGTTTCGTTAGGAGTTTGTTTAGTTACAAATAAAGTTGCTACAGTAAAATCTATTTTTGATCCTAAATCAAATAGTCTTATATTACGAGGAGTAACTTTATCTGCATCAGCATCTCCGCCTGTACCTGTTTCAGCTACTCCAAAAGTCTCAGCAACTGTTGCTTCTAATATAATATTTTTAGTATTATATGAATCCCATGCTGGTAATGCCGCAAACTTAGGAACATTTCCTATTGTTGTATTACCTGAAAGATCCATTATATAATGAGGTTTATCTAAACCATTATTTATTATAATACAAAACCCACCAGCAAACTCAGTTGCTTGCCAGCCACCTTTATATTCTCCTGTAGCTGTATAACCAGATTGAAATCCTGCATTACTATTTAATGTAGTAGGAGTCACATCTTGAATTGAGCCACTACCAGGATTATAAAGATAAGCACGATGACCTACAACGTTTCCACCGTTTATTTGTTCTACTATAAATACATAATATGTTTGACCACTAGAAATTAGGTTAGGATTATTCCACCATGTAACAAAAACTATTTCGCCAGCGGTTGTACTTCCAGGAGCTGCAGACATTGAAGGATTTAAATTTTCAATTAATGCTACATCACCTTTCATTTTCCATGCAGCCATATCTCGGAATCTCATATTCTTTGCATCAGTAAATATATTAGATGCTAACCCAACTGTTGGTGTATCTTTAACTACACCAAACTCTTGTAGGTTAATAACCGGTATAACTTTACTTGCCATTTAATTCTCCATTAAGCACATTCCTTTTGACCAGATTGTGGATCTATAAAGCATGCTTCGACTTTTTCTTCTTCATCTGAATCGTCTTTATTTTCTTCCACGGTCTGGAGTATCCCGAACCTTTTACCACTAAGACGAAACGTCGTGCAACCTTTCGCACCACCTTTCCAGGCATCAACATATACTTGTTTGAAATCATCATACGTAATGTCATCTCCTACATTACATGTTTTAGAACAAGCGCTGTCTATATAATTTTGTGCTAATAATAATACTGCTAGATGTTCTTTAACATTTATATCGTTAGCTGTTCGTCCTTCTATTCCTTTTTCATAAGCGTAATCTTTAACTCTTTCTACTTTAGGTCCTTCAAAAGTTTGGATAGTTCTATCATAGTAATGATTAAATACAGGTTCAATACCACCACTTACATTATCTGCAACCAAACTAATAGTACCAGTTGGTGCAATAGAAGTTAAGTGGCTATTACGAATTCCATGTTCTCTAATTAACTTTTTAACAGAAGCTGGTAAGCCTCTAATAAAATTAGATTTTAAATAATCCTCTCTATATAATGGGAAAGGTCCTTTTTCTTTTGCTACTAAAGCTGATGCTTTGTAACAGGTATCTCTTAAACATGCAAATACTTTTTCAGCCCATGTCATAAATTCTTCAGAGGCATATGGAAAGCCCATTATCTCTCCAGCATTTGCTAAGCCAGTTACACCTAAACCCATTCTTCTTTTATCTTTAGCTTCATCTGCTTGTTGTTTAAGTGGATAGATAGTTCTATCAATAACATTATCCATTGCTCTTACGACATGATGTATGTCTTCTTTAAACTGTGTAAAGTTAAATGGGTTAGCATGACCTCCACCATTTTCAATACCTGCATACTTAGTTAAATTAAATGAACCTAATAAACACGCGCCATACGGTGGTAGGGGTTGTTCTCCACACGGATTTGTAGCAAATATATCTTCACAGTAGTAAAGATTATTCATTTCGGCTATACGATCAATAAACAAAACACCAGGCTCAGCCCAATCCCAAGTGCTATCCATGATTTTATCCCAAAGCTCTCTTGCGCATATGGTCTTGTAGGGTCTTCCTTCGAATTCCAATGTAAAGCTGCTATCCAAATCATTTGTTAAAGCCTCCATAAATTTATCAGTTACACCAACACTAACGTTAAAACCAGTAAGACGATCAGAATTACGTTTAGCCATAACGAATTCTTCAATATCCGGGTGGTCGACCCTGAGGACACCCATCTGCGCCCCACGTCTGTGTCCTGAGCTAGCGATGGTTTGACACACAGCATCAAAGATACCCATGAAGGAAACAGGACCGCTAGCCTGGCTATCGAGTGATTTAATTTTGTCGCCTCTTGGTCGGATGCGACTAAAGTCATAACCAATCCCACCCCCTCTACGCATTGTTTCAGCAGCTTCACTGGCTTTCTCCATTATACTATTCATGTTATCCTCGATTACTCCTGACACAAAACAGTTATATGCAGTGGTAATCCTATTAGATCCTATAGCAGATTGTACTCTACCTGCTGGTAAGAATCTCATATTGCCTAATATACTTTCTAGTTCATATCGATGTTCTATTCCATCTGATAGTGCTCTGGCTATTCTTTTAATCTTTTGATCAAAGCTTTCATCTTTCTGACGATATTTCATTTCATCTATTTCTTGTGAGATAGATGCCTCTGGTCCTTTAAATTCTTGGTTATGTAACATATTTACCCCCTTTAAGCGTATGTTATAGGGGACGTTCAATTACTCTGGATACTTAGCTAATGGACCCTTACGAGCTAACCATTGCTGATGCTCTGGTGAACCTATAAATTCTGCACTACGATCTTGATCCATTCCACTAGGTCCTAATAAACCTGCTATAGTAGCTAACCACGGATTTGCAAAAAATCCTAAAGCCTTTGATCCAAAACTTGGCGCAACAGTTTTCATATAACCAGCAGCTTGCTCACCTAATCCCGTAGGCTTAGCAAACATAGCACCCATTTTATTTGTAGCTCTCATTATATTATCATTTATAGCTGAAGCTTTCGGTGCCCATCCTTTAACAGCTTGTTGACGAGGTTTTCCTATTGCGTCAAGCTCAGCTTTTAAAGCCCTAAGTTGTGCTTGTCTTAATAACTCTCCTTGATCCATTTACTTCTCCTTCATTTTTCCGATCTTATCTACTAAAACCGATAGTTGTGATTCAAGAGCTTTTTCTTCAGGTCTCTTTTTACGTGCACCTAAGTAGCCAGCAAGTAACCATAGTACTCCAACAACAACTGCGATACCAATCATGTGTTGCATAAAGTTTGCAATAGCGAAAGACATTAGTTCGTAAAACGAATTGATCTGTCCATCTTCACCACCATAGTCGGCAGCTGTTATTGGTGCGTCATCCACTGCTAGACTCCCAGCCAGGGCACCACCCGCAGTTACACCTGCAACTATCGCAGGACTTGACGTCATTAGACTTGCAACAGCTGCAGCGCCAGATGCGCCAGCTCCCGTAACAATATCTGAAAAGTCTGTTCGGCAACCCGCTAATAATAATATAAGCAGTATTGAATACCTCATAAAGTTTTCTCCTTATCATCTTTTCTCCTCTCTTTAAATTTACATTGTTCTCTCATAGATAACTGTGATTTAAATTTAGACCTAACATTATTATCATTACAATTATCTATAAACATCATTAATGCTTTAAATGCAAATCCTTGGAATATTAATTTATTATTGTTATAAAATTTTCCTTGATCTCTTTTTACTTCAAGCCTATAATTTTTATGTGCATAAATCATATTGTTTCGCTTTGTACAAGCATCCATAGTGTTCCTACGACAGCCCCTACAAAGACGATTCCTAATAATATGATTCCTACTACTTGAAGCATATTTCTACGCAGCTCAGCTTGTTTATATAAGGTTTCTTGTCGTTGCTTACGAATTTTAGCTTGCATCTTTAAAAGATCATTCCATGCATTTGGACCATGTACCATATTAATCCATGTACGTAATTCTTCTTCCATAGCTTCTGCTTTCTTTTTAGCTGCAAATGCATCCATAGCTTCTTGTTCTACACTACTCCCTGCAAATAATTTTTTAAATAAAGGTGGATTTTTAGACATCTTAGCTGCATGATTTACATCAGAAACTGCACCCATCCATCGTCCTATATCGCCGTACATTGACTCGACATCTTTTCCCATTTGGAAGCCCTTCTTAATTAACGAGAAGGCGGTTGAGGCCGTCGCGAGAGCTGTTACAGGATCCATATATTATACCTCTCTAATCTTTTTTCCTCGGTATACAGTATGCTTTCACATATATTTTGTCCCCTGCTATTCTTTGATTGTGATTTTGTTGTGCAACTTTTCTAGAATATTCTAAACAAGTGTCTAAGTTATTAAAATATACGGGCTCTTGTTCTTTACTTGCTAAGAATACAATTAGCACCCATAACATTACTTCATCCAGCCTGAAGCTAAATTACTTATTACTCCTATTGAACCTCCTAATCCCATCATTAACCAGAAGGCACCTCTCCAACGGTTAGCAGTAGCTTTTAAATCTTTAACGCTATCTCTCATTTCTTTCATGTCTTCTTGCATAGCTTCAACTCTTTCTTCTAGCCTAGCTAATGCAATCTCTAACTTTTGTTCTTGCGACATTTTAATCTCCGTTGAAAGTTTCATTTTGTTTTATCATTTAATTTATTATATAAAGTAAATAAAGATTCAACTTTCTTTTCAGCTTCTTTTACAGAACTTTCAGTTCTAACTGAACTAACAAAGTTATCTTGTATCTTTTTATTAGCTGCTTCACAATCATTATTTAATTTATCAACATCTTTCCTTAATGCAGTTACTTCTGTTTGTAATCTTACTGCTACAACTAAAGCACCTAAAAAGAAAATTAATTGTTCCCAGTATTGTAACAAACCATCCATATTGATTAACCTAACTTATCCATTTCGGTTTTTATTTGTGACCATGTAACACCAAATTTGCTTGGGTCATTACTTGTTGTAGCATTGTTGTTTTCGTCTACACTTACAACTTTATGAAATCTAGCTAAGAACTCTGTTTCATTAGTTGGGTCATCCCCACGTATTGTCCAACCATTAATCTTTAAATTTTTTAATGCTTGTGAAACTTTTCTTAATTTAGCAGTTGGTGTTGTCATCCTTTTATCTCCTGTAATGTAAGAGAGGTTATAGTAGTTGCTGAGTAAAGAGCATCTGCATCTGAATGTTGATCGTTAATATTTATATCGTAAGAACCAGCATCATTTGGGCTTGCAGCTTTAATTTTATAAGTTGTAGCTGATGTTGTACTTGGAGAATCTAATAAAACAATAGTTGGGCTATTTGAACTCCATGAAGTGTTAAAGTTAGTTACATCATAAAAATGTGCAGCACTTCTTACTCTGTTTGAGCCTACTTGGTCACCCCTAGAATCAGTAAAATCAGCGTCACCTCTAGTTACTTTTATGTCGTAGTGTCCATAGCCACTAACTGTAACATAAGCCATTATTAAAATTTTACTTGATGTTGCAGATGGTGTAATTGATTTTGTTAAAACATCAACAAATGATGTGCTTTCTATTAATTGAATATCAGTTTTTACGTCTTGTACTGTTTGTAATACAGAACCAGTTGGTAAGCTTGAGCTTATAACCCCAGTTCCTATTGAATTTGCTGATAAAGTTGTTATTGCCATATTAACCTCAATGTATTTGAATTACTGTAAAATTGCCATCATTGGCTCTTGCCTGTCCAGCACCTACATTAGGATACAACTGAGCCCATATTTTATTACCAGCAGAAAAACTTTGAAGAACAGAAGTGCTACAAGTAACTTCAGTAAGTAAGCTATTGTCTGGAACAAGAAATCCACAATCTGTTCCTTGTATTTCAGTACCACCATTTCCAGCATTACCTGTAGTGTTTAAAACTAATCTTATTCGTGCTTGTGTTAATCTATTAGTAGTTGTACAACTTACTGCTTGAACCACTGATATAAAATATTTTCCATCAGCAGGAACAGTAAAAACACCAGCAGCATTATTGTCAGTATGTTCCTCTCCATCAAAAGCACTATTAGTATCCAGTAATTCTGTAGCAAAAGGAATTGCTTCCCAAGCAGTGGCAGCAAAACCACCATTAGCTACATTACTATAAGAACAAATTGCTAATGTAGCATGTTTATTAGCTAAATTTCTTGCGTTACTCATTATGCTTCCTCCAATGCTTTTACTTTGGCTTCTAATGTTTCTATTCGTGTCATTGCTTCTTGTAAGGCTTTAACTGCTTTCATATAAAGAATAGAGTAACTTACTTTTTTAACATTTGATTTAATTTCTTTAACATCCCCAACCTTTTTACCTTCTGGAATTGTATCACCATCCTCATATAAAGTTCCAAACTCTGAACTATGTTTTATATCGCTAGGTTCTGGTGGTGTTTCTTTAATTAATTTTGGACTAGTTGTTTCTAATTCTTGTGCAATAACACCAATCTGTGACCATGCTTTCTCGCCATATTTTTCAATATCGTCTTTCTTTTTAAAGTTTCTAACTTTTACTGCTTTAATGTCATCCCATTGAGAGTTAGCCTCTGTAATATCTTGTTTAATTCTTTCGTCAGATAAAGAACCATAAGAATTATCGTGATTTGCCATATCACCATCAGAAAATATTTTAAACTTATTATTTGAACTAGCTTCTCCTGATAAAAAATAGGTAGTGTTGTTATCAACATCAACACCAGTAAAATTAATTCTACAACCATATGGATTTGAACCATTAGCATTTTGCATTTCATAAATTAACGAACCACTATTATTACCACTTTGAGTAATTGTTCCATACTGATTTATGTTAAGACTCTCTTGTGTACCAACAATAAATCTCATTCTTCCAGTTTCACCAGCACCACTTCCGAAAGAAGTAATAGAAGAATAATCAGCATCACCACTATCACCAAAATAAATAATATTTCCTGTAGTTGTTCCACCCGGAGTCATTTGAATTGTTGCATAACTACCAACACCAGCACCTATATTTAAATCACTAGTAGTAACATCTGAAGCAATACCAACAGAACCATTAGAATTAATTTTCATTCTATCAGAACCACCAGTTTTAAAATCTATTCTATCGTCTGTATCTGCTGTAATAGATGTATCACCATCAGCATCTAATATTAATTCTGTGCCATTCATATCTAATGTGCTATTTGCAGTTACAGCCCCATTAAACGCACCACCACTTGCAGCACTAACTGTATCAGCAACAGTAAATACATCATAAACTATGACAGTCACTTCATCATTTGCTGACATTGAAGCTATGCCTGCTATAGTATTAGATGTGTTTGTATTGTAATCTGTTCCTGCTTTAAGCAAAACACCATTAAGATACACATCAACATATGCACCATCTGTAAATTTTAATGTAGCTCCATTAGCATCTGCCCCAGATACGGAGGTAGCTCCACCAGAAACTACATAAACAAACCTGTCTCGTACTCCAAATCCATCTGTTGTTTTGCCTATGTATGACATACTATTCTCCTATAAAATATCTTGACTTTCTCTAAATGTTTTGTATGCTGTCTTAGTGTCACTATCCCAAGCACTTTCAGCAATGGCTTTTACCTTTGCATTTTGGCTTGATAAATCTGTCGGTGTATGTGTCCATTGTATCTTACCATTTTCATCTAAGTCTGGAACAAAATTTCCCTGTTCATTTTTTTTAGTTTTATATGAAGATTCAAAAGGAACTAAAACAAACCTTTTAAATGAACGACTAAGTTCATTTTTACCTCCATCAGATTGTTCTTCTTTAATTACAGTTGCTTCTCTTACTTGAACATTCCAATTATCTACAACTTCTATTTTATCGTATTCTATTTCTTTTGTTATATCGCCATTAGCCATTTAATTTACTCCTATGCAGTTGGATATATTACTGTCATTATAAATATTGCATCACCACTTAATGAACTAGCAGATGATGCAGTTGTTCCACCAGTATCATTCCATTCTCTTAATAGAACTTCACTAACACCAGCACCAACTTGAAATCCTAAAACATTTCCAGCATTATAAGCTAAGTTTGTTGCTCTTCCACAAGCAAACCCAGATGCAGTTCCTATAGTATTTCCAGATAAAGATGTAAAAGGTAATCCAGTAACTTTCATTGTAGAGCCACTAGCACTTCCTAATGATGATATTCTTATATAAGCTGTAACATAAGCTAAACCACCTATTTTTCTGTAGTAGCCAGTACCCCAACCACCAGATTGAACAGTTGCATTATGAGTACCATCTGTAAGTGTCCAATCCCAAGTACCTTCTTCATAATCGTCAAAAAGTTCATTAGACATACTGCCACCTGAATTAGCAGTTGCACTAAAATCTATTCCATGACCACTTGCTACTGTTATATCTCCATCACTAAGAGTTATACCATTAGCTACAGTTAATCCTGCTCCTGTAGATACTGCACCTGTTAATGTAGAGGTACCTGTTATAGTAGCATTTGCCGCAGTTAAATCTTGTGCAGCAGGATGTGTTGCTGTACTTGCAGGTGAATTGTGATGTAATACATACACATTATTTGATCCTGCTGGAGTAGTACCTGTAAAAGTTAACGTTGTACCACTTACTGAATATGCTGTTGTTGGTATTTGCCTTACGTTTTCAACATATACTGCAACTCCATTTGTTGTTGCTGCTTTTGATAATGTATATGAAGATGCATTACCATTAAACGTATCTTTAGTAACTGATAAAAAATTATTTGCAGGTTGATTACCAATCATTCCCATTACGTCATCTCCATAATACTCAGTGTTGCATCGATCTTAGCAGCAACATCGCAGTCTATTTTTATTACATCTGTATTTTGTACTACTACTTTACCACCTGAAAGAACCTCAAGACTTGATCCTGCAGGTACTGGTACATCTTTTAATAATAATACTGTTTCGTTTGTTTCAGTATCACTTGTATCTGATACTAATTGAACATCAACAGTTCTCTGTGATGTATCTACATTACATAAAATTAAACCTAATACAACAGCTCCATTAGAAGCACCACAAGTATATAATGTAAGTGGTGTACCTGCACTCGCTGGCATTGCTGCATTTGTTTTTACTTTAAAAGTATTTGCCATTTATTTTCTCCTTATCCCAACGCTATTGCTAATGCTGTTGCATCATCTACTGTTGATAAATTCTTTCCTTCTACTGCTATTACTCCAGCACTTGCTCTTGATATTGTGGTATCAGATGCATGACCTAATTCAATAGTTCCAGTAACCGAAATACCAGTTGATTCTGTACTAATTTTTTCACTACCATAATGATATAACTTAGCTTCACCAGTTGAGCCAATTGCTTGAAAATAAACAGCATTTCCACCAGACCCATCATCACCATATATTCTGAATGCTTCATCATCTGCACTTTGAAAAATATTGAAAGAACCAACAGTATTCATAATATAAGAGTCATCACTAGTATGATACATACTTAAAACACTAGTTCCACTTGCATTTTTATATCTTAATAGAGCTGTATCATGGAGGATTAATTCATCTGAACTTTCATCCCACTGAAGATGCGAACCAGCATCTGCACCATAAAATATTACATCATATCCAGTATCATCAGCACCGACCGTAAGAGTTCCAGTTAATTGTGTATTACCATCAACAGTTAAACCATCAGCAGTTATAGCCCCAGTTACGTCTATTCCTGTAGATTTAGTTGCTAATTTTTCAGAGCCATAATGAAATAATTGAGCTTCACCAGTGCTTCCCTCACACTTTACATATGATGTAAAGCCACCAGCACCATTGTCAGTACGAATAAATATATCTTGGTCATCAGCACGATTTGTTATGAAGATATCACCAGTATAATTTTCAATAACACCATTACTTCCATTATGATAAAGCTGAAAGTCTCTACCAGTACCAAATGTAGCTTTAGCATTATCAGCAAACTCTAATGAATCTTGTGAACTATCCCATACTGCATTATAACTACCACCAATAAAAGTTACATCATCATTTAATGTAGTTGTTCCACTTATATCAACAGCACCATTAATATCAATTAAAGTTGAATTAAGTTCTATTTCAGCATCAGCATTAATATCTAAATCACCATCGGCTGGTGAACCAATATTAATATCATTATCACGGAATAGTAATTGATTAGCCAGATACAATTGTAGCCCTGTATTATGTACATGAGTTAAACGAACTTCATAGTTAGCTCCCCAATACATGATTGCAGTATCAGTAGTTTGCCATAAATACCCAGTATTATTTATATAACCACCATTAATTAGATTACCAGAGTTATTTATGTAATCAGCAATAAGTTGACCATCTAAATATAAATGTTTAAATTCTGCACCACTAGCCCCTAAATTTATATCATTATCTGTAATAGGAACTAAAGCACCATCGGTAAGTTTTATTTGGTCTGCACCACCTGCTCGAAATATAATTTCATTATCTGTAGCAAAGTCTATATCATTGTCAGCATCACGACCAACTACAAGATTAGCATTAGTTATAGAAGTTATAGCTGTTTGAGCACCTGAAACACTTCCTCCAGAATTAGCATCAACATAGGCTTTAACAGATTGCTGAGTGGGTAATAAAGTAGCACTGTCACTATTCATATCGTCTTCATCAACAGAATTCAATACAGCAGCCGTTCCCAATCCTAAATTTGTTCTAGCACCTGAAGCTGTTGAACTTCCTGTACCACCATGAGCTATCGCAACATCAGTTGCTTCCCAAGTACCAGTTCCTATTGTTCCTGTTGTTGTTATATTAGAAGTTCCAGCCCATGAACTCAACGCAGTATTTTCTACATTGTTTAAACTTAAATCTGTTTTAACCTCTGCGTAACTCTTACCTTCTATTCCTGAAGCTGTAAGTTTTGCATAGTCATTATCAGCAGCATCAGCGTCATCTATCTTTACAGCATTAGTATTTGCAATACCAAAAGTTAAAGCAGCTTGTTTTGCATTCCAAGTGCTGGCCGAAGATATATAACTATCTGCTACTGCAGTTCCATTCCAAACACCAGTTCCAATAGTTCCTAATGTAGTTATGTTAGTAGTTCCAGCCCATGTACTAACTGCAGTATTTTCAACATTACTTAAAGTTAAATCTGATTTAAGTTCAGCATATGTTCTACCTTTAACATTACTTGAGCCTGCTAATAGTATATCATTTGTTGTTACGTCTTCTTCAAGCTTTAACGCATTTGTATCAGACTTCCCAAAAGTAAGAGCAGCTTGCTTTGCATTCCATGTTGATGCTGAAGATATATAGCTATCTGCTATAGCTGTTCCTTGCCAAGTTCCAGTTCCAATAGTTCCAACAGAAGTTATTTGAGTTTGTGCTGCGTCTACGCTTAAAGTATTTCCAGATTTACTTAAACCTGTTCCTGCAGTAATTTGTCCTGCTCCTGAAAACTGTGAGAAAACTAAAGCTGTTGTTCCTACTGTAATTGGATTATTAGTTGTTAATACCCAACCTGAATCAGCATTTACTGTACCTTGTTCTACAAAGAAAAATGTACCATCAGTTACTTCTGTATTTGAATCAAAGTCTGTAGCTCTTGTCCAAGAACCTCCATCTACTACAACATAAACACCATTTTGAGAACCAGTTGATTGATCTTTTACAAGTACTCTATCTCCAGCACTTAAAGAAACACCATCTATAGTCTGTGTATTTGCTAAAGTAATATTAGCAGTTGTAGCTACTTTAGCTGAATCTTTAACATCTAAACCTTCAGCTACCGAATCAACATAAGCCTTAACAGATTGTTGAGTAGGAACTAAGGTAGCACTATTGCTAGCCATATTATCTTCGTCAACAGAATCTAATGTGGCAGATGTTCCTAATCCAAGTGTAGTTCTCATCGCACTAGTACTAGCATCATCAAGTAGAGTCCTAGCTGTTGCAGTTAAATCAGTGACTGCGTAAGTATCAGAACCAGTGGTATAAATCATTTTATCAGCAGCTGTAGTTAATCCACTGATAGAAGTTAATCCAGCATCTCCTGCTTGTTTAGAATTCCAAGTACTAGCTGAAGATATATAGGAATCAGCAATTGCAGTACCTTGCCAAGTACCAGTACCTATTGTTCCTACCGATGTTATCTGTGTTTGAGATGCATCAACACTTAAAACAGAAGATGAAGCCGACAATCCTGTTCCTGCAAATAATGTAGCTACATCTGCTAGTGCTTCTTTCTTAGGGGCATTACTATCTGTTGCATCATTAAATACAATATAATCACCATCAGCTATTGCAGCTTCAGTTAAAGAATTAGTATCAAGATTTAAAGTTGAACTTGATTTAGTTAAACCAGTACCATCAGTATCTACAATAGATTTTCCTTCAATAGATAGTATACCAGAACTAGCTGACAAAGTATTATCTGAAGCATGACCAAGCTCTATGTTACCAGTTGTAGTTAATACTCCAGTAATGTCTACACCTGTAGATTTAGTTGTAAGTTTTGTACTATTATAATGACCTAATAATACCTCACCTTCAGATCCATCTAATGTAATATATGCTGTAGTACTACCACTACCATTATCAGTTTTTAAAATTAAATCTTTGTCATCTGCATTATTTACAATAGTTAAATCACCAGTTTGATTATTGATAAAAGAATTACTAGTACCTCCTACAGAACTATGATAAAAATAAAGATCATCACCTGTTCCTGCAACAAGATACGCATTATCTTCAATTCTAAAAGTATTAGCACTTTTATCCCAAACGGCATTATAGAGAGCACCAGTAAAATTAGCGTCACCATTTACAGTAAGACCAGTAAGAGTACCTAAACTTGTAATTCCAGATTGATCAGCATCAACAGCAAAAGTCATTGTATTGTTAGAACCTGTAGTTGTTATACCTGTTCCACCAGCTAGTATGAGTGTTTCACTATCTAAATCTATAGATAATGCTCCACCAGCATCACCTTGAAAATCTAAATCTTGAGCAGTAACTTGTGAGTCTACGTATGCTTTAATACTTTGTTGTGATGCAACTTTAACTGCAGAGTCACTACTCATATCGTCTTCATCTAAGAAAGCATTACCACTAATAGTACCAGTAATAACTGGATCTGCTGAAGTAACAATATTAGCTTCAGCGGCTGTTTGATTAATCCATTTAGAAGATGTAGTATCATAAGCTAATACTTCATTATCTGCAGGTGTGCCAGTTATGGTAACATTACCTAGGTTACCTATTCCAAGTGTTTCTAACCTAGTAGCATAGTGTAATGCTGAATATCCTGTAGTTCCATCTGATAAAGTATATTGTACGTTATAAGGTTCAACAGCTATCTTTTTATTATCAGATAGTATATTAGTTAAAACTATATCTAAAGTTTGTAATCCTGAAGTTGTAGCTGAAAATAAACTTCCTTTTGAATTGCTAGAGGTAGCACCAGTTAAATCTGCAGTATCAGGAGAAGCTGGTGTTGCATAGCTAAAGTCGGTTGTATCACTTGTGGCTGGCATTATATTAACCCTCTCCCATTAAAATTTATTTGAACATTTCCTCCAGACGCTCCTCGTTTATTATCTTCATTATTTAATAATCCAATTTCTTCAGCAAATAATTGTTTATATTTTTTAGCTTGATCTTCATCTTGTAAATAATAAAACACTTCAGCAAGAGAACCGTATAATAATACTTTTTCGTTTTCATCTCTTAGCCAATGTGCAACTTCATTACCTACATAATTTTTACTATTAGTATTAGAAAATACTAAAGGATCATTTGTTAATAAACTAGGTTGTCCAATATTCATTCTTACTTTTACTGTTGGACTTGTAGATACAATACTATCTATTACAGGTTGAGCACCACTATTTAAACTTACTCTAGAACCTGATAATGACATACCTACTGCTAAGTCACTTGCCTGATTAGCTACAGTATCAATTGTAATATCTTTATTATTATTAGTAATAGATACAACTTCACCAGTTACTTTATTTGTTCCAAGATCTAATGCAGCTTCTGCTAATGCTTGCGTAGTGTAAGCGGTAGAGTTACCATTTAAAAAGTATAATCTAGCAGTTCCATTAGAAGCATCCTCTGTTAAATAGCCTGCCGTAAAGTTTGCAGGTGTTACATCATACTTTGCATTTAATGCTGGAAGTCTTTTATAATAATGTAATTCAGCTTTTGTAGGTGTAAAAGCAGTATATCCTGAATTAAATCCAGGAGAATAAATAAGAACATTACCTACTCTAGTCCAATAAGCTGCTTGAGTTTTTAATGCATAACTATCATTAAAAGTTCTAAGATCTGTTTTTTCATTGAATACACGGCAGGTTCTTCCATCATCATCTATCTCTCTTAACTGGATAAACTCAGTAAGATCTGCAGGTATAGTTAATTCAGTTTTACTTGTATAAAGATTATTAGCAGAAGTTGTAGCTTCTTCTAATTGAGTCTTTGAATATGTAACAGTTTGTTCTAAAGCACTAATCCTTAATACTTTATAAGAAGCATCTGCAGCATATCTCATACAATCTTGGGTAATAGCATCTGATAATACTGAACTATCTTTATTGGCCCAGTTTTGTACTAGGTCTACAAAAGCGTCATAAGTTGGCATAACTATCTCCCTAGGTATTTACAAGCAAATGTTTATATTCCGTTTGTAATATATACTTTAGCTTTTTCATTTTATCTCTATCACGCATAAATGTAGTTTCGTGTAGATCTATTCCATGATCCTCTTTAATTTTAATTGCAACAATATCTGGTACAGTAGCCATTTTTCTAAAACCGCTTTTATTTTGTTTTCCAAAATATGCTTCTCTATCTCTATCTAATTGTGCATTTTTTAAATATTGTGAAACATCTTGATTAGCTTCCCAGTTACCTGTAGCCAAATCAAATCCTGCTTTAATACTTTTATTTGGATTTATGGTAGCACTACTAAATGTAAATTCATTTTCTTTTGCCATCCTCTTCTCCTATTAAGTAGCAGGTTCTGTTATAGCTGTGAATCTACCAGTCTTACCAATATAACCTAATAAGTCTCCAGCTGTTGCTGTAGCTGGTGTATCAGTTAATCCAGGATTTGGTTCAGCACCTGCCGATTCAGTAACAGTCATAAGCTGTAAATGAGTTAGCTTATAACCACCATTCGTTGCTGGTCCAATTCTGTATACACATTTTTCTACTGGATATATATTTCCACTTGCTGCTTTAATAACGTACATAGTTCCCTCCCGTTATT